ATTTTTGTGCTACACCATTACCTAAAACTTGACCAATAGAACTAACAACTCCAGGTCCTCCTATTGATGCTTCATCAGATAATGTAGTATGAATACCTTTTCTAGCTGGAGTGCAAGTTTGTGATCCTGCTGTTACTCCGAAAGGAGATCCTGCTGAATTTTCTGTTCCATCTACATCTGTAACTCCAGGATTATTATATATAGGAAAATTAATATTTCCTGCGCCTTGTGGAGCTTGTGCTGATGTAATTAATGGAAGCATAACATTAACTTCATTAAAATTAAACACAGCCTCTCCCTGTATTGTTGCTATAGCTTTTGCTATATTTGTTACTGCTGTTGCCATTTATTTCTCGCTTTCTTTTTTTAATTGTTTAAAATCAATACCTGAAAACATTAGCTTTCTGGACTTAATTTTACCTTGTTGTAAGTTTTCCATTGATCTGTCGTGCATTTCATTTATTATAACATCATAATCAACTTTTTGCCCTTTATAAAACCCAATAGGTTCTCCATCAGGTGCGATAGATTCTCCTAAAGTTTTATCTTTGTTTAAATCTACATCAAAAGGTTTAAAAGTTTTAGATTGTTCTTTTATTTTTGCCATTAATCTACTGAAGGTTTAAAAAAGTTCATTAAGTTTTGTTTTTTTGTTTCCTTGTATTTTTGATGATTATTTATTGCTAAATCTTCTTCAGTTTCATACCCTGCAAACCTTCCTGCTTTAGCATTATTAACTTTAGGAGTTTCTTTTTGATTGAAATCATTTACTATATTTTGTAAAGTATGCATTGGTATATCAGGAGACTCATAATTTTTTCTTATACTATCAGGCAACTTGTTTAAATAATCTTCACGAACTACATTTTTTAGCTGTAAATACTTTTCCTTAAAAGGTTCAACTTTTTCTAGTTTTGATTTATAAGTATTAGCTAAGTCTTTGTATTTTTCGTTTTTTTCAAGCGTAGCCAAATAGTTCTGCTCATTTTCTTTAGTCGTAGCATCCAACTTTGCTTCAACTGATTGTGCTCTCGCTCTATATTTTTTATTTTCAGCAACGAGTGCTCCATATTCTTGAGCTGTATAAGTTTTTTCTTTGCTATCAAGCGCAACCTCTTGTCCTGTTTCTTGGACTGTTTTATTTTCTTCAGACATTCTGTCCCTTCCTATTTGTTGTTAATAATATCTTTAAATATATTATAAATACTCAAGGGATATAATAGCGATCCTATTAAAATCCCTTGAATATCTGTTTCACCTGCCCTAAGGATATCTCTTTGCTCGGAGGATAATATCCATACAAATAATGTAGCTATATAACCTGATATGTAAATATAAAAAATTGTCATCATAATTTTACTTTTACTACTTGCTTTTTAGGGATAGCTTTTAATATTTCTGTTTTATAAACTTTGTTTAATTCATCTACTATATATTTATTTTCAGATTTAGAAACAGGGTTTTGTTTTGAAGTTATAACTCTGCCATTATCTGCATTTGATGATAGTCTTTGCGCAAATGTTCCTGTAAAACCTATTTGCACATTATCTTTGCCTACTTTTCTTACCTGAAAATCTCTTAACATATCGCCTGTCAGAGTTAAATTAGGTTTAGTGCTATTTGATGATTGTCTTTTAAAAAGCCCATTAGCTTTATTTCGCTCATATTTAGTGCTATAAGCTTTAAACTCATTTCCTTCTACATCTACCCCTGCTAAAGTTCTTTTTTTAATTTTAGCTATAATTTCTTCGCCTAATTTAATCCACCATGATTTTTTAGGTCTGATATCAGTTTTCATACTTTTACACCTCTTGCTGTAACAGGGTTATATGATTTTTTATTATTGATTATATTTTTAGCTTTTTTGTCTATTGTTTTAGTTTCTGTTGTAACCATTGTCCAACGATGCCTACAATTAAATCCACCACCATCAGTAAATGTGTAAGGAAATTGACTATCTATTTCTTCTTTTGTTAATTCTCCTGCACTAATCATTTCTAAACAAATGTCCCTTGTTTTATCATCAGCTACACCTTCATAATAATATTTTGTATCGCTTGGCATAGATTCTGCCATAATTTGTGTTACATTTCTTGAATAACTATTTAAAGATGTATTTATTAAAGTTTCTGCCTGATCAGGTCTTAACAACCCTCCAGTTCCATTTAATAAATTTTCTACTAATTCTTTTTCTGAAACATTTGCAACTACTCCTCTAGTTAATTGTTGTTTTAATGTATTTGCAAAATTTTTACTCTGACCTAATATATAGGACTTTTCAATATCAACTAAAGCCTGTAATGCTTCTTCAGATATCGCACCAAATCCCATTATGTTTTCCAAAACTTTTCCATAAGCCAATGCTAATTCATCTATGTTGTTACTAAGTCTTAATTCGCCTAATATATAATCTTCCATATCTATGCTATTTAATATTAATATTATATCGTCTGTTGATCTTCCTGTTTTTTTTAGATCAAATATTTCAGAAACTAAACGACTTTGTATTTGCTCTATTAATGAAGCAAATTGTCCTGATGTATTATTTATTATATTATCTAATTTACTCAACTGGCCTGTTCAATGCTTGTAATAATCCATTTTCACTTGCAACTGGTGCAGGATTATTTATTTGTTTGTTTTTTAATATTAATTCTTCTGCTTCATCTCTTGTCAATTCTGCATCTTTACTCATTAAATAATCAGCTGGCGTAGCAAGATTGTTAGCGATGAGCCAATCCCATTTATTCCTCTCATTTTCAGGATCAGGAAATTCAATTTCGGTAAAGTTAATAAACATATCATTAGCAATAGTGATACCTGTTTCTGATTCAATAATAGCTTTTTCAATATTAAATATTTGCTTTTCCATTTGTTTAAATTTTTCAACTGCATCCTCACGCGATTCCATTAATTCCAAATTATTTAATTTTATAGCTACTCCAGATTGATTAGCTCTAACTCCCCAATCAAAACTCATGTGGTGGTTAGTTGATAATAAGTCTAATTGATCTTTTATAGCCTGTATGTTTGCCTGTATATTAGTTTGTGGATTTACAGAATACATGTTTCCATCTTCAATAACTGATAATTTATTTAAACCTATCTGTATATTTTTAGCATCTACTCTTCCATTGCATGCTAAAATGCCATCAGACATCCGTAACTTAAATGCTAATTGTGTTAATTGTTGATCAATTTGTTTGTTTGTTTCAGCTATGTCAAAACCTTCTCCAGTAGTCCAAAAATTATCTATTGTATCATTATGCAAAAAAACAAATGGCATTATACCATAAGGATTTTCGCCATTTTCATTTCCTTCTTCATAAGTAATTGCACCTGTATGATCAAAAACAAAATGCTCTTCATTTGACCAATACACATATTTCATATCGCGCACATCTCCTCTTGATCCATCAGGATGTCCTAAACAATAAATTATAGCAGACGGATTAATGTAATCATCTTTTGAAAATATAGGTTCAAATTCTAAAATAGGATCATAACATAAACCTGTATTATCCATTTTTATTCGGACTGCTATTGTTCCTAATAAGTTGTGGATCCTTTCAATTTTTTTAAGTTGGAAATCTTTTTTTTGTATATATTCAAAATAAGTGTCTGATTCAATATTTCTTATTGGCGATTTTTTATATACTAAACTTATTCTGTCAATAAGTCTTTTTGTAATTTTAGATGTGTAAATATCAACTTCATTTTGTATTGAACCTATAAATTTATTTTCTATATATTTATTTGTATTATTATAAGTATAGTAATCTATTGCCATAGTTCGTTCCTTAAAAAATTTATCAATCATATCGCCTTTGTATTTTTTAAGTGTATCTTCAATAACTTGCCTTGCATTTCCAAATTGTATCATAAGCTATAAGTCCTCGTAATTGGTTTTCTAACAGGATGCCTATAATGTAAGCCATAGGTAGCAGAATCTAAAGCATGTGTTCTGTTAATATCTGTTTTATCTATACCGCCATTTTTATCTCTACTGCATAACTCTAAATCTTTTATTAATTCAACACATTGTGGATCAACTGTCATTTTAACTTTACCTGTAGCATCTTTTAATTTAAAATTTAATGCTGATATTCTATCCCTATGAGTAGGTGCTTTTTTATGAGCTATAACATTAAACCCATAAGCTCTTAATATATCAAAATCAGATTCTGAAGATGTAGTGCTTCTTGCAGTTCCTGATGGATCAGGGTATATATCTTTTATATTTTTCCATTTATTTTTAATAGCTTGTGCCATTTCATCTGTATTACTATTTTTTAATCTAATTTCATCATAGTAGTGCAAAGTGCTATCAGTATATTCAGAACAAGCTGATGCACTCATATAGTCAACATTAAAATCAATTCCAGCCCATTTTATATGCCCTAATTCATTAGCTTGTTTAATATGTTTATTACGATCAAAATTATATGCTACTTTATTACCTGATGATTCAAATGTAGCTTCAAATTCTTGTCTAAATGTTTTTTCATCCATAGTTGTTTTAGCTTTGTTAATTTCTTCTTCAGGAACAAATCCACCATCAATAGTTTTAAATTGCCATGATTTCCAATCTTTATCTTTTTTTTGTCCTTTTAAAAATATATCGTAGAAATGATTATGTCCATCAGGTGTTCCTATAAATAAAGCTGATGATTTAGGTGTATCTATTAATGATGGATATATAATTTCTTCCCAAACATTAGGCTTCATAAATGCATACTCATCAAGAACAACTCTTGACAAACTAACTCCTCGTAAACTATCTTCATTATCAGCACCTTTTATTGCTATTTCTGATCCATTTTTAAATTTGATTGACAAGTCCGATTCATTAATTTTTAAGTGAGGTCTCCCACCAAGTAATTGCTTCAGCATTGGAAATATCACCATCCTCCCTTGTCTGTATGTAGGCATAATAATCCACCGCCTCTCCCCCATCTCTAACGATCCACTCAATAAATACAGCAGGCTCAGACTCGTCTTGCC